CTCCGTGATTTTTTGACCATTCTAGCAATTTTGATGTCACAAGAACATTTTGTTTCATTGTATAAAAAGGATTTTCAACAGAATATTCAACTCTTGGCAGTGCCGCCAAGTGAAACACGCAATCAAAATTTTCGTTTGGTAAGCAGTGAAGAATATCATTCCCATCTTTTAGGTCAATACCTACAACGTCATGTTCGACTAATTTCTCGAATAAATGTGATCCGATATATCCTTTATGCCCTGTTACTAAAATTTTCATCAAAAATCTCCAAGATTTTCTTTTTTAATGGTCTTGTACCAAAATAAGTTTATTTCTATAGATTGATTCTCAACTACCAACACTAACCTCAAAAAAGGCGCGTTGGCCGTTTTCTCCGAGAGAAACATTTATAATTTTTCCTCCTCTCAACCTTATTTCTTCCTTCATTTCTTCTAGATTTGGAATCCAATAGAATGCATGATATTTTGTACGCCCATTATCTAGATGCTTTTCGAAAGTAGATTCTCCGGTAGTAACGGGGCCCTCAAGATAAATCTTCTTTTTTGCACATTCGAAAACATTGTCTAATGCTCTATAACAGTCCTTCTTGTCTGGAATGTGATGCCATACTCCCAAAAACAAAACTACATCATATTTATTTTCTGGAAGTTGTTTGCAGATGTCTCCCAATTGGCACTTCGAATTAATTCCAAAATATTTTGTTATTTTATTATAAGACTGAATAAACGTTTCATCAATATCGACCGCCTCAATTGATTTTGCGCCGGATTGAGAAGCAAGCACAGTCCATACGCCCCTTTGTGGACCTATATCAAAAACTGTATTGTTTGAAAAATCTTCTCGATTAAATTTAAAATACTTTTCTAATATTTGTTTTCTTCTCCTAAAGAGAAAAAAATCTTGATCAATAAAGTTCGTAAGATTATTGTTTTTTGCAAATTCTTCATGGATAGCTACAATATTTACAGGAATTTCTTTGTTTAAATATTTCGCGTAAGATAACCTATGCCTCCCATCATTAAAAAGAATTTCTCCACTACGACCAATACAGACCTCAATTCTTTCATTTGGGTTATTATCTAAATAACCATTTTTTTTAATATCTTCAAAAATAGTCATTTGGTAGTCTAAGTACTTTTTCCACGATTTTCTATCTGTACATCCCCATAAATGCCTGCCTGATTCAATTTCTTTAAGAATTCTTTTGAAATGATTGGTGTTTTTCCACTTCTCGCCCTCAACAACCTCTAAAAAGCTTTTATAAAAGTCTATCAAATCATCAAACCGCTTAGTGTGAATGTCCCAATCTCCACCAACAATAGCTGAATTGTTTTGCTTTTTTCTGAAGATGAATGGCTTGTGTAGACAATTTTTTATCTTTGTTGCTTTTATAATCATTTTTTTAGAAGGTACAAAGCCAATTGGGACTGGTTCGATACCGGGATATGATTTCTCAAAACTCATATTTATCTCCTATTAAATTTAGATTTTTTAAATTACTGTCCACACCTCTTTCTGCTTCGTACCCTAGATAAATAAGCTCCTCAAATAAATGAGAGCCAATGTATTCTTTCTCGTCTATTTTAAAATTTCCCATAATTTTAAACTCCATAATTTGTTATTCTTCTTTCAATATCACTATGCGAACCACGCTGGATACCTATTCTTTCTGATAAAATCCAATCGTCTCTATTCTGGAATCTTTTCCAAGATTGATCTATTGCATTTAAGCGGTAGGGTTCGCACCTCATTAATCTTTGTGTGGCATCTTCTATGGAGGGTAAAATAAACTTTAGAAAAGAAACCGAGGCAGCGTAACAACTTGTCGTCTGTACATTACTGCATCTATAGAAAATACTGTTTTCAATCTTTTTCAAAGGAGTGATATTATTATAGCCAAGGTTACAAATACTAAATTCTGTATCACCTAGTTCTTTTAAAATTTGACTAATTTCTTCTCTTGTTTTGATTAATTCGAAATCATCTTCCATAATTATAATTTTATTATAACCTTTATCAATTGCATCTTTCCAGACACGAATGTGAGACAAGGAACACCCTGCGCCTCTCTGTGAAATATGCTGATAATTTGTGTGATCTGAAGCCGTAATTCTATGTTTTTCCATGCCATCGATGTTGATGTTTGGTAAAACATTTTCTTCTAAATGCTTTAGTCTGTCTGGTCTTTTATCTAAATTTATGTAATAAAGTAAGTCCATTTAGATACCTTTTGTTATTTCTATAAATAAGTCTCGCCTAAAATATCAATTAATTTTAGGTTACTTTCTTGATTATTTTGTTCTTCCTTCTCGCTTCGTAAGTTATCAGATTCTAACCAATTCCCAGTTACCCTTCCTGCTTGAATGTCCTCCATAAAAATATTCATTGTTTCTCGGAGGTTTTGCCTTTCTTGAGACTTAATATTTACGGATAAAACTGATTCTCTTACGTGAGGAATTGTGATCCATCCAGCACACTTTTTGTCGGTGGGATGAAACCATTCATATTTTCCATTAACATGATTTTGTTTACAAGCTGTTTTTGACTTCTTAAAAACTCTTGGTACAGATACGTGCATCTTGCAAAATCCAAAATTATCTACTTGATTTTTATCGAAAGACAAGTGGTCTGAAACTACAGGTATCTCATATCCGCAAGAATAAATTGATTTATCTAATAATGCTTGACAGCACAAAGACATTGTTTTAATATAGCCTTGGCCAAAAATAAAATCTGCGTCATGTCTGAAAACTATCTCATGCGAACTTTCTGAAACCGCAGAACCAAACAGGTCGGCGATTGTATATTTGCTTGAAAAGTCCCTTTCTTCAGTTCTCCATCTTAGAGATATTCCCGCATTTTTGTAGGCATACTGAAACGACTCAATTACTTCAAGGGTATTATCCGATGACCTATGATTTATAATATATACCTCGTTTACCAATCCTGAAAATTGTAGACAAGATTTTAAGTAGTTTTCAATAGCTTCAGGCTCATTATATACCTGATTCGCGAAACTAATTTTAATTTTTTCAAGTAACGTTTTTTCTCTACTATAATCTACTGAAGAATTTAGAACATTGTCATACCGAGATATTGCAACCTCTTTTGTAAATTTTTTCTCCCACTCCGACCTAGAAGATTCCTTATTTGACGCAGATCGGATTGAGTTTTCTAAATTTTCAGCCGTAAATTCTATATCGCCTAAAACAATGCCACCACTCAATGTACCAAACACGGAGGGTACACCACCTACAGGAGTAGATACCCAAGGTAAACCAGAAGACATAGCCTCCAGTAAAACTAGTGGTAACCCCTCGGCCTTAGAGGGCAGAACATAAATATCAGAAGAGCATAATAAGTGGTCTATTAGACCTTTATTTGAAGTTCCTTTTACCATTTTTATTGAATTGGATAAATTATTCTCTTCAATGAAATGATTAATTTTAGACAAATATGCGACATCTGCTCTGCTTCTTGGGCTACCCAAAAAAACCATAATATGATCTTCAAAGAGATTTGATTCGTTGAGTTTCCTGCAAAGATAAAGTTGATTTTTTCGATCCTCAATTAGGCCATGGTTGAAAATAATTTTTTTATCTCCCAAATCTAGGGCCTTTCTAATATCTAAATCTGGTTTTCTTGTTTTTTGAATATCTCTTGAAAAATTAGGAATGAAGGTATAGCTGATTTCATTTTCTTCTAAAAATTTATTTACTGGTGCACCTTGGCAAAATGAAACAACATGTGTGTAAAGTTTTATCTTATCAATTATTTTATCTATATTATTAATCTTTCCTTCTTGAATCCAACGATAAACATTTTCATCTAAATTAAGGATTAAGATGCTTTTGCGAGCGTCACCAGGATTTATTGTACCCAAGGTTGGCGAAAATAAATCCGCCAATACAAAAATAGCGTCATAATTTTGAACTAAAAATAGATCAGAGTTTAAAAAATTAAGATTTGAAATTTCCGTCACATTATACGGAAAGTCTTCTCTTTTCCTACTAATATCTTTACTGGTTATGACCTCCACGTCGTGATTGAGAGATGAGAACCCTTCACACAAACTCTGTGCTAATATTTGTGTTCCTCCGATAGATGGCGCGTAGAAATCACTTACAAATGCCAATTTCATAACAAAGATTCCAAATCTATTAAATTTTTAGTCGAATTTTGAAGAATGCTATTACAGAACTGACCGTACATGGTCTCCTCTGTAAAATTCTCAACAAGATATTTTTGAAGCTTCTTGGCATTTTTCTTAAAACGAGGATGTTCGTTGCGAACTTCACGAAGTCTACGCTTAAAGGATTCCTCTCTCGGAAAAGCCCATTGTGAATCTGCCTGGATTACGCCTTCCCACACTGCTTCTTTCTGGACATTTTGAAGATCATATTCAACAGATGCGAACATTGGCTTTTTCTTCCCCTTTCTTCGGGCGTCTGGCATATAAAGAAAATCACAGTGACCAGACCACCCAGAAACAACTACTGGCAATCCATTATAAGCTGCCTCAAACAAAGGAAGGCCGTACCCTTCTCCATGGGTTGTAGAGATCAAGCATTTAATTTTTTTATCTTGATATAAGCCAGTTAATTCTTCTTCAGTCATGTCTCCATGAAGTAAATAAACCTTGCACTTAATATCTCCATGGGCAGAAACTATACTTTTTAATTTATTTTCCGTAAATTGTCGATCTGTAATACTATTATTCTTTATCGAAGTCTTAAGTACTAAGCCCACTTCTTTATTGGCGTTTTCTTCAATAAACCAATTAATCAGGTTATCAAAATTCTTTCTCGGACCCCATTGGGAGATAGCTAAATAATTAAAGTCATAATCTAGATTTAAATTAATTTTTTTCTTCTTAAAATCCCTCACAGGGTAATTAACGACTTCGATGGGGCAACTACACTCTAATTTAGCAGACTGTCCTGTAGTGGGGTGCTGGGCCACGTACACAGTGTCTTCAAATACCTCTTTTGAGTGATTGGACACTACAATGATTTTATCCATTTGATTGACTTTTTGGATCCACTGTGGGGGAACCTTGGTAGTTTCAATACCGGCTGTGTACCCTATATTGATAGATGCAATATTTTCAAACTCATTGGGGATGGTTACTTGAATTGAAATATCAAAAGACCCCTTGGATTGAGTATGGGCATGCGTTGCCTTAATTCTTTCGTCAATCCACTTCCTCTCTTCATTGTCCAAACTTACCCAACCGGTTTGCCCCCAGTTTATAGGTAAAATAAATATGTCGAACAAATCTGATCTTGATCGGATGGCTCTCATGGCAAATCTGGCTTGCTCTCCGTAACCACTTTGTGAAAGTACTGGGCCTCTAATTAAAATTTTCTGTTTCATTTGATCTCCTTAATTTCCCAAGCATTATAGCCTTTTCTAGTTTCCCAAGAGCCTCGACTTTCGACAATAGAATCAACCAAGTTTACCCACTGTTTTTTAAAATTATTAAAATTATAGTTCTCTACTACATGATTTCTGCCTTTCATACCCAGCAATTTTCTTTCTCCAGAAGACATATTGTAGATCTTCTTTAAAGCTGCAATGAAGTCTTCTTTGCATATACGATCTTCATAAATAAATGGTACTTGTTGCGAACCTATTACAGCTTTGGAAGCAGGCTCGATACCAATACCGAACCAATCCTTGCCATTGGTCACTTGCTCTTGCAAGCCACCAGTCATGTTAACAATAATGGGAGTTTGACAAGATAGTGATTCTAAAGTTGCAAGCCCGAAGCCTTCGGCATCCGAAATATTTAGAGTACAATCGACCATATTATACATTGATGCTAGAACTTCTGGACTTACTTTTTCTTTTGAAATTAAAATCCGTCCATCTTCAGCACCAAGGCTAGAGATTATTTGATTGAGATTTTGCCCATGTGGATCATTAGGGTCCGTATGCATAAGCAGGCGGACATTTTCGGGGCCAACTTCTTCGGCAAATTCATTGAACCAGAAAATAAGAGATCCACTCATTTTCCTGCGTGCATTTCTATTATTCCAAAAAAAAGTAAATCTATTATCATTTTCTCCAAACTGCTTTTTCTTTAATTCTGAAATATCTGAATCTGAAAATGGAAAGAAAATATTTGAATCTACGGCGTGAGGTACATAGTGATTTTCTACGTCTGGAGATACTTTATTTACAATATCATATGTGACTTTTGAAATAGATGCTATTACGTCTGTTGAATCATAATTTTGTTTATTATAGAAAGGTGGCGGGTAATTGTCCCAAACATGATAATAAACCATTGGAATATGAGGTCGGATTTCATTCTCCATGGCCCATAACCACCCATAAAATCTAGGATCAGTCATTAACCAAAGAATATCTGGCTTTTCTGTTCTTAAGATTGAGCGAATCATTTCGGGAGTACCATAGCCATCAATTGGAACGATCCTCCATTGGTCTCCATACG